TCTGTGTGGATCCAGTGTGCTTGTTGTTGTTTTAACCAATAGTCAAATGCTGTTGGGTATTCGAACGGTTTATATACGATTCTTTCTTTTGTGATATCTTTTTTAGCCATTGTTATATTTTTTGTTGATTAGAAATAAAAAAAGGGGTAAAACCCTTATTGTGCCAATAAGTACAGTATATACAAACAAAACCTGCTAAAACCCAAAAAACTCATTAGAAGAGTTTTGAAGTCTTCTTCGCTGTGCAGGCGAAAGATCTTCATTATTAGTTTGTTGCGGTCTGTTATTTCCTCTCATATTTATTTCAATCTTACCTATAGCAGTATCCATAACTGAATCATAAGTTATACCATCTGCCCCATATCTGTTTTTCATAATATGCCATCTACCTGTTCCATTTTCTTTATCTTCAGCACTACGTGATAAAGACATTGCAAAATCAGTAATCATCATTTTAGAATAACTTTCTGCCATTCTATCTCCTTGAATAATATCTTCTCTTGCACCTGATCTATTTACTTGTGAAGCTGTCCAAATAGGTAATTTTAGTTCGGAAGCTAAACCACGTAAACTAGTGTAAATGTCATCTAATTTATCTCTTTTTTCTTTACTTGATTTAGAAGTAAGTAAGTCAGCATAATCAACAATAATTAAATCTGGTTCAATATTTTGTTGAATACATTTTTCTAAGTGTGCATGTAATGTATTTACAGTTGCTTGCCCTGCTGGGTATTCTCTAATATAAAGACCTCCACGTAAATTTTCTACTCTTTCTTTTACTATATCTTTATTATCCATAACATCACCTACAGGTATTTCTGTAAAACAAGCATCATATCTTCTACCAACATACTTTTCACTTAATTCTAAAGTATAATGTATAACAGTATGTCCTGTTCTTACAGCTTGGGCTCCTAATGCTATTAAAGCCCAAGACTTACCACCACCAGGCCCTCCTGCTATCAACCCTAAATCACCATGCCCTAAACCACCACAAAGTAATTTATTAATTAATGGCCAAGGTGTTTCCACAGTGTTTCTAGCTTCCTCTCTGAATCTATCTTCTAATTCAGCTAAATACTCATGACCAATGTCTCTTTCTGTTCCTGCTTTAAGTGCTTTATCGATTAAATTTCTAATATCATCATAATCTCCTAATTCTAAAAGATCAACTGATTTCATTAGTGCACCTTTTAATGTTTGGTTTTTACAGAAATCTAAAAATGTGTCTTTTACAAAACCTAAATCTGTTGCTTTTGATGCTTTATATGCTTGTTTAAGTAAATCTTTTACAGCTACATTCTGTAGCTCTTGTTGTAAATTTTCTAACTCTACTTTAAACACTTCCATTGTAGGAACTGTTTTATACTCATTATAGTATTTAAGTGTTTTACGGATAATCCATTTACCCGCATCATTATCAAAATAATCTGGAGAAACTATGTCTGCAATTTGTTGTAGAAAGTCTCTATCAGTTATTAGAATACCAATAGCTTTAGTTTGAAATGAATGTCCGTATTGAGTTAATTTACTCATGTGTTTGTTTTGCGAATGTATTTAATTTAACAAAATGTTCCCTCAACCATAAATCAGGAGTTTTAATTGCATTTCCTAATTGATCATCATTATACATTATAATAAAGTCATTTCGGGAAAGCAAATTTATTGGTGCTTCTACTAACCTTGTTATTTGTAATTTTAATTCACCTGAAATTGGTGGGTTTTTTAAGTCCATTAACTCTTCGTTTACACGGAGTTGAGTTGCCGACTCACTAATTCTTTTATGCATAGGTTCCTCTCCTTTACCAGCATACTCCAGAATGAAATCAAGATCAAGGGTTTGTTGTGTGAGTAGATCTGGTAGTATTTTAGGTAATTTTTTAGGGCCTAATCCTTTAACACCTGGGATGTTATCAGATTTATCACCCATTAAGGTTTTGTACATTAAAAAATTGTGAGCCGGTACTCCATAATCAGCTTCTACCATTCGAGGGGTATAAAACTTCTTTTTAGTTGGACTCCATACAGTGATTCTATCGTTTACTAATTGTAAAAAATCTTGATCTGCAGACATTATAGTGACTTCTTTATCTAATAATGTGTGTGCAATGTAAGCAATAGTATCATCTGCTTCTATTTTATCTATAGAAATAACGTTTATAGGGAGAAAATCTAAATATTCAAGTAATCTTGAAAATTGAATCTTCATTGATTCTTTTTCTTCAGATGCATTTTTAAAAGCATCCCATCTAGTAATTCGTTTACCGGGTTTTCTGTTAGATTTATAATCGCTATGGATTTTTCTTCTACGTTGAGAACCACCTGCACCATCATAAACTATAATTACTCTAGTTGGGTTTACTTCTCTAATTGCGTAAGCTAAAGATCTTAAAAAACCTGTTAAACCACCTACAGGGACTCCATTATCATTTAAAGCACCATTTACTGCAAATACTCTTAAATATAAATTAAGACCATCTACAATTAGTACCCTATCGTTGGCCCCTAAAGAATCGTTTTCTTTAACGTTATCTAATAGACTAAATATATCGCTCATTATAATCCTGATTCATCGATTTCAATATCAGGATCCATATCTTGAGCATCTTCATGTTGATACTTCATAACATACTGTTCACAGGTATCTTTATACATTTGTTCTTTGATTTCTGGTCTTTCTTCACAAAGTTGTTGTAAATCTTTACCATAAAATGTAAGTTCTTCTCCTGTTGTTGTATCAACATATTTACAAATAGGACCTGACTGTTTAACTACTTTATAGTTTTTCATCAATTTTAACCATCCACCATAATCGTCTATACCTTGTCTGTAAAAGACATTGTATCGAATTTTACGGTTTGGGGGTCCCATTCTATTTTTAACCACAATTGCTTCTACTTCAGACCCTACAACTTCTTCTACACCGTTGATTTTTTCTTTAAGTTTCCCAACTTGTTTTAAACGTAATCTAACTGATGCATGGAATTGTAGAGCCTTACCACCTGAAGTAGTATATTGATCAGCAAATGGCATTGCACCCATCTTTTGTCTTAACTGGTTCGTGAATACTAAAAGTATTTTTTCCTTGCCAATTAAGTTGGTAATTTTACGCATTGCTTTAGATAGTATAATTGCTTTTTGAGTAGCATAACCATCCTTTTCAAAGTCAGCGGCTGATTCAATCTTAGTGGTTGCTGCAGCTACTGAATCAACTACAATAGTTACAAGTTTATCTGGATTCTTTTCTCTAACTTTAAGAATTACATTTTCAATTGCATCCATAATGTCTTCAACCGTTTCAAGAGGTAAATATACCATCTTTTCTACATCAACTCCGATTGCTTGTAAAAACTGAGAATTCAGTGATGATTCAGTATCAATGTATACTGCAACACCGTCTTTCTTCTGTGTGTTTGCTATAATGTGAGATGCTAACAGGGACTTACCACTCTGTTCTAAACCCGTGATTTCAACAATTTTAGAAACTGGGAAACCTCCGTTGGGGCGATTTGAGATAGCTAAATCTAATACTGTAGAGCCTGTGGAAACCCAATCGCTGACGTCTGTGGGGGAGTCCTCACTGCCGTCCAAGAAATAAGCTACCCTATGGTGAGTCTTATTAAATTTCTTATTTAGGGAGTCGGCAATAATCCCTGTTAGTTCATCTCTATTTGATTCTTTTTTCTTTGCCATTAGTCAAATAATTCGTCAAGTTTACTATCAATGTCTTTTTTCATTTTAGAAGGTGCAGGTGCTACTTCAGTTTCTTTACCACCATCTTCTTCAGCTGGTTTTAGGTAACTTTGTAATTCACCTTTCATTTCTTCAAAAGTATATTTCTTAAATAAAGAAACTAAATCCTTTTGATTTTCTAATAATGATTCTGCTGTTTTAGCATCATCAGACAATGGTGTTTGGTTTGGTTTAACACGTACAGTTGTTGTGTTAAACATTTTACCAGTTTCAGCTGCTGGAATTACTTCTACAGTAACATCTCTACCATTTTGAACAGCAGTAATATCACCATAATCTTCATCAGCCATTACACCTAATAGTTCTTGATAAACCATTTTACCAAATTCACAAAAGCTAACTCCTGTATCTTCTTCTCCACGTACTACTACAGGAGCAAAAATACGAAGTTTTGGGTATAATTTTTTAGCTAATTCTCCATTTTCTTTATCACCTGATTTTCTTAATTGATTGGCAAATTCCATAATTGGATCTGATTCATCAAAATTAGTCAAGGCAATCATTCTTGGTTTACCAATACCGAAGTAAAAGTAAAGCTCAATAAATGGAAAGTCTTTGTTGTGTGCATAAGGCACTAATCTTACTTGGGATTTTTCTCCCACTGGTGGTCTCCAAAAATTGTTCTTATAGTCACTTGAACTACCACCACCCTTGTTGTTTAATCGATCTAATCGATTCTTGATTTCATCTAAATTCATAAAAATATTTATTTAAAAAGTGTTATAACTTCATTATGTTCCGTAAACATACGAAACAATCCTTACTAAGCCAAGTTTTTCTACTAAAGCTTTATAATTTCTCTTATTTTAGTGTCGATTTTATTAAAACCCTCTGTTTGTATAAGTAATATACAATTTCTATAATCATTCCATTCTATAGGAAATCTTTTATCCAAAACCCCATTATTTAAACTCTTTATCAATTCATTAAGTGCGTTAATTGTATATAAAGTGTTTGTTTGTTTTTTTCTGTGTACTAATATTGTGTTATCTATAATACCACTAGTACTGGAATTTCCCATATCTACATTATACGTAAGCATAATTTTTTCCCCATCCAAA